AACTCCTGCTTCATTGCGTAGTGGACTCGGGCCTGAACCGCGCTCATGGTCTTAAGCTGCCGCTCAAGCAAAGCCAATGTTGTACCCACGGGCGCACTAGCGCTCATGTCGCTGACCTTCATATCAGCTATGGAGCCCAATCTACGTGCTTCATCTGTAATCTGGTTGAGCAACGCCATCAATGTCTGGCTAGGCTCTTTGTAAGGTAGTGGGAGAATGTTGTCCCTTACGTTACCTGACGGTATGTCCACATCACGGAACTCACCGGGTTGAATAGGGGTGTCATCTCCCTTAATACGTAGGCCACGAGACTTGAGACCACCGGGTAAATTTGATAAAGTACCGGCATCAACCAACTGTCGGATGAGGCTTGTCCCTGCTCGGGCGTATCCACCAATGATATGTATCAGGCCAAGACCATATGCACCAAAACCGGGCACATAGGTGTACTGCACAAAATGTTGTCTTTTTGAACGGGTCTTGTCACCTTCTTCCCAATTCCTGCGGACTGCAAGCACTTCACTTGTGCTACGGTCAATAGTAATAACGTACGGCAAAGCAATGCCATCAGGGTCTTCATGCCCGGGCATGTCGTAATCAGCATGAATCTCAAGAATCTGATACCGGTCATCATCAGTTAGAGAGTAACCTTGTTCTTCTGCCTTTTTCTTCTCCACGTCGGTGTGGATAGTGGTGGGCTCACCTAACTCTACATCACGATAAAACCCAGCTACCTGTAGCTTCTTAATATCGTTTGTAGTCTTGCGCATCACGTGTGTGAGGCGTTCAGCAGTGTTGGCGCTGGTCGCACCGTAGGGAATGATAATGTCTTCGGCAGGGATAAAGATAGATGTCTGACGGTCTAGGCCGGGATCAAAATACACCTTCTTGAATGCTGCTCCAGCTAAGCCTAATGAGTACAACATTCGCTCATGCTCAGGGCGGTATTCTTGCATCACCTCAGTTAGCTGATAGTTCATGTCATCACGAACCCGCTCAGCAGCGTCTTCTTTCAGCTTATCAATCGCGCCTATGATTTCTGTCTTAACTGGGCCCTGTGCCGGAAACGTTTCAATAATAGTTTCACTCTGGAACCTAATAGCTGCTTCTGTAAGCACTGTAGAGTAAACACCGCATGCGCCAGTCCAAGGTTCAGTACGCTCTTCGTACTTCATCCCCAAAACATCAAGGCCTTTAACATACATCTCTACCCAGTCTTTACGACTGTTGATGTCTGCATCTACCAACTCAATCAAATCACTAGCTAAGCTTTCTAGATCGTCATCGTCCATGTACTCAGCTAAGTTAGCGTCAAAGTCTTCTGCTGTCTCAGGTTCTGGAGACAACTCAATCTCTACACCACCTAACATATCTATAGACATGCTGTCTGGGTTTCCAATTTCAATCTCTATCCCGGGCTCCTCAGAGCCAAGCGAATCCAGCCCTTGTGGGGCTGCATAAAGAGAAGAGGTCATGCTATTCGTTGCCATGCTGTGTCCTTAGTAGTAAGCAAGCTTACGCTTACTTTTAAACCATTTTTGTTCTTCGGGCTCATCGTTTGGAAGACGGATAAAGCCACCCTGACGGAATCTTAACAGGGCTAATGTAGTTGAGTCCACTAAGTCGTCATTTTGCCCAGAGGGGAAATCATTGCATTCTTCTATAACTTCTTTGGCCCACCTACGATCCGGTGCAAACACAACACCACCTTGGAACAAAGCTGAAACCGCATTGACTCGGGAGATCTTGTCCTGCCCCTTACCCGGCGTAAACTCTTGTGCTGGGATACCCATACGTCTAAACTCTTGGTAAAGCACTGAACCAGAAGATTTTTTCTCTACAATAAATACGTCAGGCTCCCACTCTTTATACTCTTCTAATACTAAAGCCTTAAGGTCAGGATACTCAAGGCGTCGCTTGATAGAGTTAAGCAAGATAATCGCAAAATTATCTGTTTTTTCGTTGAAAAATACTCCCCACGTAGTAAGAGCATTATAGTCAGACCTATTGTTGGCTTCTTGTGCCGCATCCAGCGACATAATGGTAAATTCACACTGCGGAGGGTTCTCTTCCTCCCACACATTCCACCATTCTCGCTTGATTAACGCGCCTTCTTCCGACGTAGGCTGTTGCATATACTGGGCATTCCAGTACCGAATATCAATAGCTGCTTTCTTAGCTAATAACTCGTCAACGTCCCAAAATTCCGGCCATAATGCAGTGCCGTCGTCTTTAATAGCGGGAAATTCGATCACTTCCCACTTGTCTACGTCATCATTTCGATCCATTTGCGTGATAATTTGGCCCGTAAGGTCAAGTTTTGACCACCTTGTCATCACTACAATAATGGCCCCACCCGGCATAAGACGCTGGAGAGGACCAGATTGAAACCACTCCCAAGCAGGTAGAAAAACGTCGGGGCGTCCAGTCTTAGCTTCTTGCTCAGAGTGCGGATCATCAATAATAAATAAATCGGCACCGCGACCAGCAAGAGCACCTCCAACCCCAATAGCAAAATACTCGCCATTGAAATTTGTGCCCCAGCGTGAAGCGGATTTTGAATCACTTTGCAACTCAATCTGTGGAAAAATGTTTCTATAAGACTCAGATCCGACCAAGTTTCTTACTCTTCGGCCAAATTGCACGGCCAAATCAGCCGTGTGTGAGCCCATAATAACCTTTTTGTGTGGATATTTACCTAAAAACCACGCTGGTGCTAGATAAGAAATGAGTTCTGACTTACCGTGACGTGGTGCAATGTTCACAATCACGCGTTTTTTCTCTCCGCGAGCTATTGCCTCGAAGATTTCAATCAATCTTAAGTGGTGTGGGCCGACTTTATACCCCGGATAGACGTGTCTGACAAAGTCAAGGAACGAATCCTTGCCAATTACCTGCGTCATCTGAGTCTGATACTCCTTCATTAGCTCCAATACCCGGCGTTTTTGTGTTTCGGGCATTGTTGGCAGAGCTTGTTTTAGCTTTGCAAGCTGGGCAGGAGTTAATTTAGGACTCGTCATCAGTCCCTTTAGTGAATATAGCTTTGGCTTCTACGTCAATAACCTGTCCTTCGATCACACTTAGGGTACTGAGAAGCTCAGCTTCCACTTCTTCAATAGACATATGCTTGTGAGTAACTTCGCTACGCTTCTTGAAGGCATCTACACCATCAATTTCCCCCAGTTTTGACAGTGCGGCAACTCGCACTTTGGGGTCTTTAGCTTCTTCTATCTCTGCAACAAGCTTGTTGACGACATACATCTTTAAGTCTGATAGCTCTTCAACTATAGACACGTTCATTTGCGCCACCATGCCTGCAAGCATTGCCAATGTTTCGTTTGGATACTTGGAATAGTCAGGCCGGTACTGCGGATTATTCACCATTTCGCGTGCAAGAGACTGGGCCTGATTTGCATTCTCGGGGGTGGGAGTAAGTTCTTGCCCCGTTAGGTCTGACATTAGCTTAATAACGTTTGCCCGCATCTGCAATTCTTGCTCAGCGGATAGCTCAGGGAGTGCGTCTTTTGCGCTCTCTGGTAGAGGAATGTTTTCCTCGATAAGCGGTACTAATACTTCGTCGTTCATGTCAAAGCAAATGTAACACAAAAATATATCTTTATGTAAAGCAATGGGGAGGTAAGGAATCCTACTGGGGGGTGTTTCTGTAAACGCGGGGGTGGGGTTGAGATTTGGAAAAATATGTAGTTATTCGTTTGGCTCCTAGAGTAAGGAGCAAAGAGGAGTCCCAAGAATGGTTTGGGGGGTCGGGTGCGGGTGGGTCTTCCCCATGCCAAACTTTACATATCCATGTAGTTACCCCATACTTAAACCACTGATTCAGCACATCGCAAAGGATCAGCACATAGGAGTACATCATGTACAAAGTCAGCATCTTGTGGGGTAACAAAGCGGTAACCCACACCGCTTGGTCTAAGTCTTCAGCCATCGAATGGTTGTATCAGTATCCGAAAGAAGACGTGTTCGGCAGGGTTACCGATATGTTCGGTAGATCAGTAGCGGTTCGCTACTGCCGCTAATCAATCAGGGAGCTTCGGCTCCCTTCTTTAACTTACTAGGAGATACACATGGAGATGCTAACCAGCAAAGAGATGTTCCAACTAGGAGCATTGGTAATCATTGTCGCACTGATCTTTATAGCGGCCATCTTCCACGGAAGAGACGGACAGTGACAGTAGGACAAACAAACATCTGGCGCATCCACGTACGTCAGGCAACTCAGGAGGCGGTGCTGAATCGCCTCCCTTTTTCATCTTTAACATTACTGGGGAATAAATATGATCTGCTTATACGCAATGCCTCGCGGCATCAAAGAGCGCCGCAAAGAGTGGCTGGTTGCTAAGCTCAACACACACGGCGCAGTCGAAAGACTCAAGCGCCAACTCATCGAACAGGGCTGGCACACATTCCGCATCACCAACATAGCAGGGGGAACATTTGCATGAGTAAGACCAACTGGACAGAACTCACACACCTATATGCTTGGATGGTTGCAGGTAACCCGATGGATGAAGTAAGCAGAGCGCTATCTGCCATGATCAAGCACGCAGCGGCGGCAGACGCAGCAACCATGCGCAGCTTCGCAGAAGAGTTCAACATCCCAATCGTATGTTGATAGTTGGTACAGGAGCTTAGCCTCCTGTACCACTTGATACCAGTTATTTGTTTCCGAGCGCGTATGGCGCGAGCACGTCAAGCGCGTTAAATAACACCCCATCCCCACGTGATACTTTACTTAAGCCGTCACATATGAGATTATTTAATCACTGTGATGCATTCGGCATTGCAGTATTTCATCAACGTTCAAACTTATGGAGCATTGAACATGGCTACTAAAACCACCAAAGCCGCGGAATCCGCTGCGCAACCCCAAACCGCTTTCACTTCAATAAAGGATAGCGCATTCCAGCAAGCCGGTGCGGCTCAAACCCTTGAAGCCGTTGCACGTTATGCCATCGCTAATGTCGCGGGTTTCCCTGAGACAATTTCGCCTGAGGCGAAAGAGCAATATTACGAGGGCTACCGTATGAAATACGACAGTCTTCACCCAGCGAAAACCTACGCTGTTATTGCTGACCATTATGTGGAGGCAACGCCCGAACATATGTCCAACAAGGCGGTCGAAAAAATAGAAATTGGCGTGGCATATGCTTACAGTTATTCGAGCCAAGAATTCGGCAAACTTGCTAATACGCGCCCAGCACTTCATGCCCTGATCAAACGGGTGAGAGAAAGTTGCGCAGACTATTGTTCAAATCGTTTGAGTGACCTAAAACGCGCCGCTAAAAGTTTACTCAGCAATGGGCAAACCCGATCACGTCAAACCCTAGACTTCATCAATTCGGTGGAAAAGGCCTTTCATCTGCTAGAAAAGTCTGCCAAGGTCAAAACCGCAAAGGGTGACACTACCGCAAACCCTGCACAATTCAAAGTTGCAGTTGACGCATTTTGGAGAGCATACGGCTAAGTAGCCACCCAGCCCGACATGGTTTCGCGCCATGTCGGGTTTTTTTTCGCCCTGCTTTTTTGATACC